AACTTTTCAGCAATTTCGAAAAGAAACCGTCTCTCAGGATTCTTGAGGAAATCGAGCCTGTGCTTGGTCTACCGCCTTATCACTAAGACCTGAACTGCCAAGAGCCTTTGTTGCCAAACGCTCGATGACTGCACCATTCTTTGAAAGAATTGCCTCACGGTCATTCTCTGTAAAGATTGGTAATCCAGTTGTAGGGTCAAATACAGTTGCGATTACAGTTTTTGCATACATATTAGAAACATCAACTTTGTCGGCGGAGGTAACTCCTTCGGTAAGAGTTGCTCTTTGTCCAGCCGTCATAGAACGAATTTCTACTGTTACGCCCCACTCAGGGACTTCTAGTAATTCCTTCGTAATATCGTCTGCTTCAAATATCTTGCCTCTTAAATCTGTCATTTCTTTTTCTCCTTGGGACACTAGGTTGGTCACGATAAATTATTAAGTTTTTTTAATACAGTTCTTATGCTCCGTATGTACCTCTTGTTACGGCGCCTGTTACTTGGAACTCAGCAGAGTATGTCACTACATCTCCGATAGCACCACTCTTCTCGTAAGAAGTTAGGTAGCACTCTCCTGTGTACTTGACGAATCCGTTGGTTGAGCCTTCAGGACCGTACTCAAAAGAAACTGAAGCCGCTTGACCTAAAATTCCAGCCAAGTGAGCATCAACTGTTGCGTCAAAGTTTCCTGAAACGCTGACTGTTGAGTCTGATAATCCGACAACATAAGACTTCGCTGATGAACCAAAAGTGCTGGTCTCGGCTGTGTCTACTGATTGTGGGAATGAAACATCTGTAAGGGTGTCGCTGATGCTGGTAAGGGTTCCACCTGAGTTGTCTACCTTGAATACGGTGGATTTACCATGTCTAAATGTTGGCATTGTTTTTACCTCCTAGTAAAAGCCACCACGGGGGTAGCCGAGCCTGATGAACCTGCGACTGTGTAATTCACTCGTAGGTATCTATTGATTGTTGTACCACTAGCAACCTCAACTCTTTCTGAAGTTGTAGTTGTAGTGCCGACCACGGTAAAAGTAACCAAGTCAGCAAAAGTTGAGTTATCGGCTGAGTGTTGGATTTTTACTGTGATATTTCCATTGCGGGTGTTTACTGGAACTGACAAGAAACCTGCTCCACCATTTGTGGTAGAGGCTCCGTTATCTACGCCCGTTCCGTTTCCAGTCGTTGTTACAGCCGAGCCTGAAGAAAGAATTCTTCCGTGCTCAACGGCATCTGTTGATTGGAATTCTGCACTTGCTTGAACGATGTCTGCGATGGCACTTGAGACCTCGTAGGATGTATCGTCAGCAATTAACATAATTGCCCCTGCGCCATTTGAATGACCCTCGGGAGCAACAATTACTTGAGTCTTGGTTGCATTACCAAGAGCATCTTCAAAAAATTCATCTGTACCTGTGGAAGCAGTTGCCTCAAACATTCCTGAAAGAGATACTGTTCCATCACGATGACCTACAACATAGGTCTTGGCGCTTGTTCCGAAAGCGCTAGTTTCAGCGGTGTCGATACTTGTCGAAGCGCTAACATCATTAAAATAAGTAGAAAAATCAAATTCATCAAGAAAGATATTGACATTTTTACCGTGGCGAAATGTAGGCATTATTTCTCCTCAACTGGGCGTTGGAATGGGGTGCCATCTTGGAGAAAACCATCGCCATCAATATCTTCAGCGTTGGCATCGAAACCATTTTCAACAGAAGGTTCTTCAACCTTTTCTGCAACGGGTTCGGCTTTAGATTCTTCTTCAACTGGCTTTTCGATTTTCTTTGTTGGCTTATCGGCATCTTCAATAATGCCTGACTCTAAAAGCCATTTAACCGAGGTCGCTGGTAAATCTTCTACAATTTTGCCAGCCTCGGCTCTTTTGTTTGGTGGGTAATCAATACCCTGCAAGACTCTGTAACGAGTCATTCAAACCTCCTCCGTGACGGCACATAGAAAACCCGAGTGACCGTCAGGTCACTCGGACACGGAAGAGACGAAAAACTCAGGCGACTAAGCGCACATTAGGGTTAAGTGTAGCGTATTAATTATTTTACAATTTGGCTGTTTTCGGTTGTAAAGAATGGAACCGCTGGAACTATGAAAGCGCTTGGATTCAAACCTTTACCTAAAACCGCTTTGCCCTTGGCTTCTACAATAATCTTGGTGTAACCCTTATTGGCTATTGCTTTATCGCCTGTTCCAACCCATTCTATGATTTGAGCATCTCTAACTGCTAAATCCTCGAATGAGGCAAAGACCGCATAAGCGTATCCAAACTTAGTTTCAATTTTCTTGTTTGGAACTAAGTTGCCATTTTTATCGCCTAAGGTTGCAAAATTCCAAAGATAATCATTTTCGGCTAAATCTGCCTCTGCTGACAATAATCGTGCTGAGCAATCTGAAGCCCATTGGGATAAAAACCCATCTGTATCACAACGCTCAAAAGAATCTATTGAGTCTTGACGGGCTTGCTTTGCTTGCGCTCGCAATTCCTCTGCTTTGACTTTACTCATCTAGTCCTCCTCTCAGGACAAGGCAAGTATATCACAACTAGGGTTAGTTATTCTCTCTTCTGAGGCGCTCTTCTTGAATCATGCCAAGCGTGAGAAAGTAGCCGATGCCATCTACTACGGTGTCGGGCTTGGATTGATTGACTTCACGGGCAATCTTCATGCCAACCATGCAAAGGGCGACTTGCTCGGCAGAAACCTCACAGCCGAGGATTACAGCCCATATCTTTGAAGCCCTTGTTAAGTTATCAAGTGGATGCCCATAAGCGTCCTGACGGTCTCCTGAGACCAATTCAGCGGCGTATAAAGCGATGTCTCTAGGGTCGTTCATAAGACTTGGATGTCCGAGACTCCCTCGCTGGTCACTAGGAATGTCAGAACTCCCACATCCGCAACCTCCCCCTTGGACTGTCTCCACCACACGCTTCCCCCGTCGAGACTCGGCGCTTGTAGCCATTTGACTCCTCCCCAATCTGCTAGACGAAATGAATGATAATGACCTGACACCAAAATGTCACAATCGCCTATTGATTGGCGTCCTAAAGTTTGGTCAGCAATCCAGCGACGAAGTTTGGCTTCAACGCTTCCTGAACTGCGAGCAAGATGCCCATGTGTAATTCCAATAATTTTTCCGTTTACCTCAAGGGTTAAACTCAACTCATCCGTAGGAATTGCAAACCGAATGTGACCGTAAGCCTCAGGGTTAGCCTGAAAGATTTCTGCAACTGACTCAACTAGGGCTACATCGTCATTGTCATTGAGGGTAGTAAAGGCTTTTCCATTTTTACGGTTCTCACCATGATTTCCACCAATCGCCGCAACCGTGATATTTGGGACAACCTTTGACCAACGGATAAGAGCATCTCTTAAAAGACGGCGAGCAATCTTTACTTGGTCTCTTCTATCTACTTCAACTGTAAAAGTTTGAATGTCATAATGACCATCACACCCTTCAACTAAATCACCAAGACAAAGAACGGTAATTGAATCAATCGGACGACCTATTTTTTTTAACTCTTTAATTCTAAATTCAACATCATCAACTGCTTGGAGCCATCTACCTACTAAACCTTTGAGACCGTCCCCATCTCTTTTACCCGTTTGCCAATCTGAAGCACAAACAACAAGGCTGGCTCCGCCTGTTATCTGTTTGCGTTCACGAGGTTTATGTTTTTTAATATCTTGGATTAAGGCTTCAATATCGGCAACCTCTTGTTTGCCTTTGCGGATTACTTTGCCTTTCCATTGGCGATTAAGAACTCCTAAAGTATCGCCCCAAACATTGAAAAGAACTGGCTCAACTACTTGGAAATGCTCAGGGTCAAGTCCCCACATTCGAAGGACTCCTGACCAATCAGGTGCGTTATCACCCTCCATTGGTTGAGTAGTAACTGTTCCTTCTTCACCTTGCCAAGTAACCCCAGGCAACCAATCTGCTTTTCTATCTCTCGGCAGTAACTTTTGAATCGACTCCATCTCTGAAGTCTTTAATAAATTATTTAAGGCGTCGTCAAGATTTGAGGACATTTACACCCGTCTCTTCCTTGTAATCTTCTTCGATGCCGCCTTAGAACATCTGATGAAGATACTGTAAGACCATAGGCTGACATTAACTGCGCTAATTTAGCAGACTCAACATTTTTGTTAATAAAAATTTCATTGAGTTTCTTTTGGATTGGTTCTTCTAGTTTTGAAACCATGGCGCCAATAGCACAGCCACCATCATTCCTACTACCTACAAGTGCATCTAACTGACTAAAAAAATCATCCTGATTTATTTTTAGACTTGCACCTTGGACAT